TAACATTGATTCGTTTCTTCATCGTATTCATAATTTATACCTTCCTTAACTAGGGATCTATTCTACCATAGTCTATTATTATTGTACACTGTTTTTTTACAACTATAGTTACTTATTGTATTGCAATGGCAATATTGTATTGCAATGGCAACACTGCTGGTTGGCCTAACAGGATTTGAACCTGTCCCAAGAGTGTCAAAGACTCTTGTGCTGCCACTACACTATAGGCCAGACAAATATTCAGAAGGATTCGAACCTTCATCTCCCTGAACTATCAGGGGCGTTACACTAGGCTTCGGGAATCTTTACGCAGTAGAGTGTCTCACCGTGTTCGCATCTGCAACCCTGACTTTATGTGCCCTTTGTGGTATTCATTCCCACTTACGCTATGAATAAAATTTTAAATTATCGTCGTAGATAAGGTGCCAACCTAACAGCTGCCTACTCTTTCGAGTCGCTGGGTCTTACGGGGTTACTGGTTTGTTGGCTTTACTATTAACCCTTTTTCAAAAATCTATTCATAATCTACGACATTAACAATTAAACTTATTACACTCAGGTACTTATACACAATTGGAATCTATTCATGAGTTGGGCGTTGGCTAATCAAATAGCAATCCTTGCCACCACAGAACTTTTCGCGAAACTCTGCTGCATCAGTAAATAAGTGATGTTCGAAATAATCAGCTGTAGCAACCTTAGTACCAACATCATGGTGAGCTTCTTCCGACCGATGCCATTTATTTATAGCTATACGTTCTGATAGAAATTCTAGCTGAGCGGCAATCATTTCGTGGCAAGGGCATCTCATGATAATCCCTATTTATAAATGTCTCTCCACCACAATATAAGAGCACGTTTAAATTTGCTCATTGACTGTATTTGTTCCAGTGTGTATCCTTTATTCTTCAAATACATATAATCGCCGCAATACTTCTTTTGCTGTAACTTACGTCTGGTCTTCTCTGCAAGAAATGCGGCAAGATTATTCTCACCTTCATGTGGACACTCATATTCATCAGGCCAAATAGTTACCAGAGTACACTCATCGGGATTATCTATAGAATATAGTTTTTCGTCGATGGTATTTTTGCATAGCAAATGCTGATGATCATCGAGAATTAGTGTACCATCACGATACACCTTATAATACACGACGTTGGCGCTTGTCATAATATACCTTTCACTAAAAATGGAGATCCGGCTGGGAATGTCTACCCAACGCCAAAAGTGCAACTCCTGAGAAGGATGTTTATCGGTTCTACCAGCACTTAGAGGCTTATATATGCGCAAAGTCTCGGTTACATTTGCGCACCACGGATTATTCATAAAAATTGGTGGAGGTGGAGGAGAGTCGAACTCCTCGTCCGTAAGTAAATTAAATACAAACTTCTACATGCTTAGTTAACAATTACTTGGCCGTTAACTAGCCGCAATAGCCACTTTCCAAGGGAACGTAATGCAGGCTATATCCCTATTGCAACTAATCAAGAGCAGTTACCAACTCTGGTCTCTTTGCGTAGCGTGTCCTACTCCTAGTTACTCCCAAAGAATATCTTCACTAGTTTCGTATCGCTGGGTTTAAGCAGCGAGAGGAAGTGCGTTATCAGCTACTTCATGAAAGGCTTTTAGAGAGGCCAACCTTGTCATTCCTCTGCATGCGGTCTGTGTTAGATTCCAAACGTCGAAACCAAAACACCCCCGTTTATTAAATCAATACATCACTATTTCCAAGCATCACCTTCTCTCTAATTTGATTATGGTACTAATATACCATAGTCGAGCTAGAATGTACACTGTTATTTATCTACAGTTTATCGCTACTTTATTTTTATACTGTCTGCAGAATGAACGAAGCCAAGAAACCATGAATATCTTCGTCTTCAAAACCATCATCACGCATATCCTCTGCAATCTCGTTGATCGCTGTGCGTAATGCCCGCATAGATGCTGTGCGAACGAGGCCTTCGGCACGTTTATTGTTTGCGCGTTCGCCTACTTTAATGCTCAATGCTTCGTCAATAGGTTTCTTTTGCTCCGGCTCTTTGCTGACGGCTTCTGCGATACTTTGAATTAAACTACTCATGCTACGTATTCCTTATGTATTATTAGGTTAGATTATTGACCAAAATATTATTTATATTCATGTCCAATCCCACTGATCTGTATGTTTAAAAAGAGGAATGTTTGTGTACCGTTCGTTAACCATTGCATCTCGTACTTTTGCACGTTCGATGCGACGTTTCATTTGTTTGAAAAGGCTTGAGGGTTTATTCCAAGGCTTGCGATCACGATTGCGTGTAGTGATCTTCTCAAACCACGCTACTCCTGACCATTTTGGAATATCTTCATGAGACCAATCATCACGCCAGTGATAAATGTTACCTTTAACTTTTACAAAACTGCTTAGTTGTGTACGATATGTTCTGCTCATATTATCTCCTAGTTTGTTATCTAGAAGACCGAGTATAACCTGTTTGTCATTAAACGATTCATATTGAACTTATCCTTTTCATTGGAGCCCGCAGTCGGCTTCGAACCAACGACCTGCTCATTACAAGTGAGCTGCTCTACCAACTGAGCTATACGGGCAAGACGCTGCTAGGCCTATCTACGATTTACGCAGAGGAAGGGATCAAACAGCTTAATATTTATTACATTAAACTAATGGATCATAAAATGTACATTATACTGGCTTAATGACTACTATATGATACATTAGCTGGCATATACTGCCATAACAGACCATATAATAGCTCTTCTGGCCAGATATAGGTATATCTGAATAATCTGGTAATAGTATATCATAATCCAATAGAATTGTACATCATTATTTATAACATGTCTTTGTATGCGGATTCGACTATATTAAAATAGTTATCCCACGTTCGATCAGCCACCAAACTTGGAGCTATCTTTTTAAAATCAGCAAGGATCTGACGATCCTGTTCAATATCTTTGAGTTTGTCAACGAACGCTTCTGCTAAATCCCAACATATATTTTTAGGTGGAAGTATTTCTGACGCGACACCACACTTCGTTGTTAGAACATAGATACCTGCAGCAGTAGCTTCTATTAACGGCAAAGGTGTTCCTTCATATTTCGAACATATCACTAACACGTCGATCTTTTTAGCAGCGTTTACCGTAAATCTTTTTAGCAGCGGATCATTTATAACAGCAGCGTGTTCAGATATAACCAATTCAAATTTATTAGGGTCAAGCTTTTTAATAATATCAAAAAATAGATTCTCGCCCTTAACTCCATCAGGATAACTTCGCGTGATGTATCCTACCCGCAATTTGCGGGTGCGGTTTATTGGCGAAGGTTTAAAGAGTGTAGTGTTAATAGGCGCCAATGGTGTAAGAACCCGGCGGGATGCCGATACATTATCGTAAAACTTTAGTTGTTCTTGAGACGTGTAAAATACTTTAGCAAAACTACTAATCATAATTCTACGATACCCTGGTTTGTGCCGCTGTTCATCAAATGGACTGTCATGCATCATATGAATGCCATGCTTGCAATACTTACTTGAACGTTCTATTGTCTTAAAAAACTTCTTTGAAATTTCACGCGTCGGGCGCCAATACTGATATATGTCAGCATCTGCTAATGGATTACATGTTTCAATGATTTCGTATTTGCCGGCAAATCTCTCTTTATAAAGATTAAGCATTTTCTCAAATACCCAATCTGACTTACCGGACATTACCATATTGACCTTCGGCAAATTGGTTATCATTGCCGGACTGGCTGTAGTCATATCACGCTGTAAATATTCGTCGATACAATTTTTTATCTTTTCTTTAAATGTCGGTATGTTAACATCACAAATTTCTTGCCACCAGTTGTATAGGAAGCGTTTTAATTTAGCGGGGTCAATGACGTCCTTTTTTGCAAGGGCTGTAGCTATTTGATCAGAAGTGTAATTCTGAAAAGTTCCAAGATAATAATCGGACTGCGCAAAAGTGAACACTGGTTTTAATCGACATAACGCTTCAAAGCCAACGCCCGAATTCATAACACAAACTGCTATTGCTTTGTCTAATAATAAGCGAACATCAGCTGTTGATACAAAGACGTCAGAATTACTTTTCACAAGAGCTGCGATTGCAGTTCTCGATACATGCTGCTTATCAGTACCCGGATGTATCTTGATGACAGTTGCTATACCCAACATACGAGCGGCATCTATTGCGCGTCTTATCATTACAGTCGTCGACATAAATCGGCGCGTCATCACTGTATCGTCTTCAACTTGTAACGCAACAAAAATAAAGTCGTTTGGAATTGCAGCTTCAAGAGGAGCAGTGTTTTTCTCTTTGTATTTCGTATCACTTAGACATGGTTTAATGTGTTGTTCGTAAAAATCATTATACACTGATTCTCTAAGTATTTTACCAGACATCAAAGGTTTGTGGCATATATCAGAAAAACAACTATATCCACCCGATCCGAAATAAAACTGGTTTGGATAATAAACAGATTTGTACGTTATCGTCTTAGGTAATGCTGGCGATGTTAAGTGGTGAGCTAGAAATAACTCAAACGTATGCTGATTAACTAAAATGTGTTGTGTTAAATCGGTTATCCCTTGAGTCGTTGGCGTTACTTCAAATATTTCGATATCATAGTCGTTCGAATATACATCACAGACGACTTGATACATTGCGTTCCAGTACAACCATGTCTGAGCATCTGCGGCCCAACGGGGTTTGCTGACAACTATTTTTGGTTTTGAATTCATTATAAACTATTACTCCGTTTCTGTCGCAAAATATAATTTCCGGCTTTAATATGTTTATCACACTGTGTGACAGTTTCAGCATGATCATCTATGAACGAAAAGAGTCATATCCATATGACATACAAAACTTAGAAACTTCATCAAACGATTGACTTGATAGTAGCTCAATGAAAATGACAGGCTTGTCCTTCTTTACAAGCATCTCAACTTGGTGATTGGATATCTCTATAGATGTTGTTTCATTCATTTCTTTTTGTACCCCAATATCGCAAAGTCATCAGCATAAAACTCGTTGATATGTTTAATTGTATTTGGCGTTAAGTAGTAATCTACGCTTTGGCGGGAAATGGGATTATTATTTTCTTTACGTGCTGTAGCATTTATATGCTTCAGTTCATCTTTAGAAGTATTGAATGGAAGCGATAACCATGCTTCGTTCAAATCTTCAAATGGTATAATTGCATCGAACATGTTAGGATATATCCAATCGATTTGGGGCTGGGCGTGGATGCAATGGGTTCCAGATTGTCCGAGTTCTGGCAAATGCCTACAGAAGTTTTCGAATGAAATGTCATTTCCTAAAATAGCTATCATCTTTCCACCCTTGGCCCAACGTTTCAGGGGCGGAACTGGCTCTATTGGTCCGTCAGCTTGTCCGCGGTGTGTAGTGGCCCACCATACTGACACAATACGGTCATACGGATTTCGAACAATTGTGAATTTGAAAAAGTCTCTGTATTCTTTAGGAATTACTTTATGATGTTCTTTATACAATTCGCCTGCAAACACATTGCGTAAAGAATTGTATACACTACGTGTTCCCGTTTTTGGAATTGCAACAAAACTACTTTATGTTTATTTGATATAATCATGGTCACCTCACAAACTTAAACATTCGCGCATCCATTGAATTTGTTTTACAGGCGAGGATGTTTATGTTACAACTGGTAATTCATTGACATCTGTTAGTGTTACATCAACAAATGCTGCTTCTAGGATGCTTAGTATGTAGCGAGGATGGGAATTATAAAACAGGTGTTGACCTAATGTCTGTAAACCGACGTCATTCCAGAACTTTGTATACTTTGGAAATCTCGCTGTTAGATTCTTCATTATAAAATTATCGCATGTAACGCCTTAGCGCTATGATATAGGAATTAGATCGCTGATGAAATATCGTTTTCCGCTATAATCAACAACATAATTTGTTTTCCGCTCTTTAATGACAAAGCGTATGTTCGTCTTAATAGAACATACTGTTTCACCGAGTCTAAAAATCTCATTAGCAACATAAAGTTCACGAACATCTGACTTTTTCGGTAGTTGCACGTGCTCGCGGAAAGACTTTATAACCGGCATATTCATACCTTTACGAATGTCATTCAAGAGTTTCTCGACATCATTAAAACCCCGAGGCATTCCAGTTGAAAACAATTTCAGATCACCATCTGCTGCGGCGGCGCGGAGTTTAGAAGCTGACATTGCACTTACTACATCATCTGCATCGGGATCACGAGCTCCGGCCGAGATCAGGTGAATACCATCAGGGAAGTTATAGTACTTACCATTTGATTCAACACCATTATATTTAACAAGGAACTCGAACGCTTTCAGGCGGTCTGAACCAACTACTAACTGCGCCTTAGTATATCCCATATCATATAGCTTTATAATGGCATCTAGGGGTGTCTTGATGGCTCGATCGATGTCTATGTTCTTGGCGTACTTCGGAAACATCTTCTTGAGATATTTTCCCTTTAGTTCAAACGGTAATGGATTCTTTTTAGGATCCTCTGATTGTGATGGAAAGATAAAGAAGTCTCCACCTTTAGCGGTTTGCTTTACTTTGTCAAGTAGCTTTTCGTGACCTACTGTGGGAGGATTAAAACGGCCAAAGGCAAACGTAACTGTCTTTGTGGTTTCTTCTCTAAATTGACTAAATGATTTCATGATCGTTTCCCTAAAATATATTTATTTGTTATGGCATTCGAAGTTATGAAGTCAACTCGAAAATTAGTTGGATCGGCCGGACGCAGTTCTGGTAATTTATCACGGGCAAATGATACTAATACAGCGCCATCTTTATGATCCTTCCAAGCTCTAATTGCAAATCGTCCTGCGAGCTGGATGTCTTCTGTAACGTATGGTGAATCCCCTCCACGCGTGTTGCCCTGACCCATTGAGGTAATCATCTTCTCATGAATAAGCGCTCTATACTCTTTCATGCACATCCCGCGATACACCTCACGAGGATTGCTTATCATCTTCGAAATCTTTATTGCTATCTTAAGCTCTTCGCCCTTAGGTTCAAACAACAAGTAATCAAAAACTGTTTTAGCTTCTCGTAAATATGTTAGAAAGTTTTTCATTAGTTAAATTCAATTCCAACCTTTTAAAATGTCCGGCGAGAAGTTAAGATATGAAAAGTTTAGTCTATCAACCAACTTAACAGCATTACCTTTTTGATCAATAGCAACATATCCTTCGGGCTCAGTCACTTTATATGTACCATCCTGCATTTTAACAAACGTTGATGTCTGTTGAATCTCGTTCATCTTGTTGACGATATACATTTTAGCATCGACGATAGCGTTCTGCAATTGAAATAACTTGTCAAGCTCAGCCATGTTTTTCTTAGAGAAGAAAGCCATAAACTCGTCGTGTTTAGCCTGCACTGAAATTTTGCCTTTTTCTGATTTACGCTTTTCGATTTCAGCTGCTGCTCGAGCGTTAAACCAATCAATGAGGTTTGAAACATGCCGCGATGTATTACCAATTCGCTCTCCCTTTCGAACGAGTGTATTGTTATACTGCTCGATTAGACGGGCGAGTGCTGGATCATTTTCTAGATCCTTGAGAATGCTGCTAGATAACTTTTGGAATATCTTGCCTGCATTTGAAAGAATCTTTGTTACTGCATCGGAATCCTTCTTTGTAAATGTTGCTGTACCAGAAAGATCGTGGTACTCGGCATCTTGCATCCACACCGTAGGTTTCTGCATAATACCTGATAGGTTAACTTTATATGAAGCCTTCATGTTATCAAGAGATGGTCCTGTATAAGTCGTATGGAATACCACACCAATATTAGCCTTCTTGATCTTATTAGCTAGATCTGAGCCTACAGGTACTGCATATACAATCGTATTGGGCTGGAAGGTGATATACTTCTCTCCACCAATCGTCTCGGTTGTCAGGTCACTCTTGGTGAACATTAAATCCCCTTGGATTATATTCACTATACCCGTATCCTTAAGTTCATTGAAGGCCGTCTTGAGCTTCTCTGCCAAATCACCCGATGTATCAGCATCAATGTCTTCTACAGATTTATACACCTTTGGATTCTTAGCAAATAGTCCTTTCTTCGCAATAAAAAATTTGTTATCTGCGGGATCCTCTCCAACAAAAATTGCCGGCGCGCCGTCCCATTTAACCGTGCGGTTAATAGGTGATGTGGCGTTACCTGCCATTGTATCGCGGATTCCCCGAAGCATGTTAATAGCGTTGCGTACACCACCGACTCCACCATAAAGCACGAGGTCATCAATGTGTGTCATATGGGTGTTTTTACCGTCGGCATACGCCTCGGCTAAGTATTCTCTAAATGATTGCATATTATTTCCTTAATGAAATAGCGCCTTGAGTTCAGGACGCATTGTAGCCATGATTGAAGGTGAACTTCTAAAGTTACCTTTATAACGCATAACGATATCTAATAGAGGAGTTCCACCGACCGTCAAAATATATGTTAACGTTGCCGATGTTGCTCCAGCCTGAAATGCCTGCTTAACCTTGGGGTTTTGCTTCATTTCAATTTTACCTTTGCTAAGTAAGTCGTCAAGAACAGTCGTCATCGTGTTAACGTCTTTATACTCGCCCTTTTCAATAACCGGGCCACTCTTAAGATATCGACCGATGCCTGTAACTAGAGCAAAATCAAAGTTAACCTCTTTAAGATCCTTCAGCTCAGATTTGAAGATTAGTTTAATAAGACTTTCGGCAAATGGTTTAGCTTGAGCTTTAAACAATTCATCAATCGTTTTTAACACACTCTTCTGCGATTTGAGAGCAGCATTAATTAAACGATTATCAAGCGCATTCACGAATGTCTTCCATGGACGCTTAGCGCCTGAACCAATGAGCTCTGTAAGCGCAGCAGCTTTACCCTTTTTAAGAATTGTTTGTAATTCTTTTTGAATCGCTGGTTGGAATTCATTTACATTATCAATGATCATTCCTGAATAGAACTTGCCAATTTGATCATCCAATTTATCCAACGCCATTCGTTGTTCTGCATTAGGGTTGTCATCCATCTCGTTAAGAGCCGCGGCTAATCCAGTGAATCCTTTATTAATAAGCGTGGGATCGGCAGCGTTACCAGAGCCCTTCTTTTTTAATGATACACCAAGAAAGTTTTTACCCTTTTTGATAATGTAATCTGAAGAGTTAAAATCCTTCATTCCATACTTGGAAACTTGGAACTGCTTAACGTCATCGTCCCAAGCTTGGCCGGTAAGATATACTGTATCAGCACCTTGATACATAGAAGGAATCGTTGCCGCCGCTGATATAGCAGCACAAAGGTTTCCATAATCAGCCGCCATTCCGGAAATCTGACCCGCCGTAGCGCCTTTAACTTTGCCGCTCTTTACAACCTTTTGTAATTCAGCGATGATAGTATCTAGTTCTTCAGGCGTTTTTGGATCGGGCACTGACGACAACAGTGCGATGGCTGCTGAGAATAATTCGTTTGGATCGCCATCAGACTTGAATCCTGCAGCGGGACGGTTTTGGATGTATACTGACTTCTTAATATCGGGATGAGTGAGCGCAAGGTCTTTACCAATACGATCAGGCTTGGTGACCTTGCCGAGTTTCCACTTTTCATCCGCCTTTACAATTTCTTCAGCTTTAGATACATAGGAGGTGCGTAAATGTCCTGGCATATACTGATCAACATAGATTGTTTTACTATTTGTTTTAGAGTTGATTGAACTTTCGGTAACATCTACAGACTGAATTCCAGTATCCAGCTTTTCTAGAAATTGGATTGTGATTATCTCTGCATCAGTTTGTGGCGGCCGAACAGCTTCATTTAGATGAAGATAGTCGATAAAATTAAGCATAAAAATCCTTGTGATTAGCTATTCTATAGTATTTATATAGGTTTAGGTCTCTATAGCTGCGTGGGTGAATAAGTCTTTTTTGTAAACCTTAATCAATCGACTAAAATCAGATGACTCTTTAACTTCGCCACGATGCGAAATAACCACAATATTACTGTCAGCTTCAAGCGTGTCAAATACTGTCTTTAATGCGTTCAACCCAGGTTCGTCAAGTGATGCGTCCATGATCTCATCAAGAATAAGCAAGTTGACGTCAGTGCTATGCTTCAATTTAGCAATACGTCTCCATGTAAACATTAACGCTAAATCAATCCGCGCCTTTTCACCTTCTGAGAAGGATGCGTATGAAAAATCATCGCGGTGGCGTGATCTAATCTTTTCATTGAAATTCTCATCAATGGTAAACGATACGAAAAAGTCAAACAACTGGAGATATTCATTGATCATACGATTCATTGCAGGAAGGTACTGCTTAATGATCTTGGTTTTAATTCCAGTATCCTTAAGCAATTCATCACACATACTTTGATAGCGTATACCTTCGAGATGCTTTGTACGTATATCTCGTTTCTCATTTAACTCGACCAATAGACTAGTAAGATGCTCTTTGGCGTGAATCAGTCTATTTTCACTATGCGTTTCATTAATTGAATCGAGCTTAGCAAGCTTTTCAGCTTCTTTTGTTTGAATCAAACGCTGAAGATACGAAATATCACCGTGTAGTTTATTACGCTCAGTTTGAATATCAATAGCAGTCTGATAATTCTTTTCGATTTCAACAACTTTAGCTTTAAGTGCAGCATAACCATCGCTGACATTACTAATCTTGTGAGTCAGACTGTCAATCATTTTCTGCTTGGTTTTCATTGTAATAGTCTGAGAACACGAAGGACACACATCATGTTCTTTGAAAAACTCTGCACTTGCCGAAAGGCGTTTTATCTTCCCGCTAGTACTAGCCTCGTATTGGCGTATTAGGTCGCGCTGCTTGCGAGTTTCCTTAACATTTAACGTTTCAAGCTCACCAAGCGTATAAGAAATGTCTTCAATTTTAATTCCCAAATCAACAATTTCTTGATCGATGACGTTAATCTCAGTTTCAATACGATCGCGGTTATTATCTGTAATAGATGTAATATCATTGATGTGCTCTTTTTGTAATTCAATCTTTGATTCAATTACGTCACATTCGCGATCAAGGGTTGCAAGGGTTTCCTTAGTGGCCGCCTTTTCATCACGCAAGACACTATTCATTTTCGAAAAGATACTAATGTCTAGCAAATCCTCAATAACACCACGACGATGATACGGTGCTAATTGCATAAATGGAATAAATGATGAAGATCCAAGCACTACAATTTGATGAAACGAACGATGATTCAACTTAAGAATGCTATTCTCTAGAACCTTCTGATAATCACGTGAATGCGATTGTTGGTTAATCATAACACCATTTTTGAATATTTCAAAAATGTTGGGTTTGATCCCACGACGAACGCAATACTTAGTTGTGCCAATGCTGAATTCAATTTCAACAAGCGTGTCTTTACCGTTTACAGAGTTAACTAATTGTGGCTTGTTAATATCACGATGCGGTTTACCAAATAATCCAAATGACAATGCGTCCAGTAAAATAGATTTACCTTCCCCATTGGCTCCAACAATTAAAGTCGTAGGTGAAGTATTAAGTTCAATTTCAACTGGCTTATCACCAGTGCTTAAAAAGTTAGAATAAGTAATCTTCTTAAAGACTATCATATTACTGTCTCCAACATTGATGCTTCTGCATAAAGGTGCTGCAACATGGTTTTTAGTTTATCCTTATCAAGAGGAGTCGAAAGTGTATTATCGACGTAATCATCTATAAGCGTCGATGTGTCTTCAATTGCTTCAATGTTTTCTTCAGCTTCAATTGATGAACCAACGTCAAAGTTTTCAATAACCGAAAGATCAAATGGATTCTTCTGTTGAATCTGATTAATGAACTGATCAAAAATATGATAGTTGTTTTTTTTCTGCACAACAACTCTAACAAACGTATCAGTAATATTGCTGATATCGGCGTTAGCTAAAATGTCTTCAATCGACTCAGCATCTGTATCATTGTAATAGAAACGATAATACAAATAATTAGTGTTCTGCACGGCGTGCACGTCTCGCGATACAGTATCTAGCACGTGGAAGAATTTGCCATCATCAACATCACTCCAATTGAATTCGTACTGAGATCCCAAATACATTACATTTTGATGGGTGCCCCGTGTATGATAATGACCAGATAACACTAAATCGTATTGAGAAAATACTGAAAGGTTCTCACCCTGTGATTTAATATTTGAATTTGCTATGTACTTGAATCCAGCAACTTCAAAGTGGCCGGCAAGTATTGGACATGTAGAATTAGCAATGAAGTGGAGTGAGTCGCTATAGTTCGTATTATTGATCCATGGAACAAGACCAACATCAACGCCATCATAATCGATAATAGTAGGTTCCATGTGCAGTGTAACACAATCAGAATAATGCTTTAGCACTTCAACCAATGAACAAAGGTCATTGGTATTACGAAAAAATGTATCGTGATTTCCAGGAATAACATGCATATGCATATTATTTTCTGCAAGTTTTTCCAAGAATTGTTCACGAACAAAACGTAATGTCTTAATTGATATTTGACGTCTATTATCAAACATGTCACCAAGATGAAGTATTTCTGTGATACCATGTTCTTTACAATATGGAAAGAAAACGTTTCTATAAAACAAACTTTGATAGTTCATATAATGTGATGAACCGTTTTTATACCCAAAGTGTGTGTCATTAAGGATTGCTATTTTCAAAGTATCACCAGTTTTCGTGCCGCGTCCGCATTCTCTCAACTATACCATTGGCTTCGTTGTTATAGCTATCATTCTGCATAAATTGATCAATACCAGAATTACTAATGACGCGTTCTTTAATTTCCTGCTGGCGCTTCTCTTTAGCTATACGGCGCAGAAATGCAAAGTAAATGATTTGAGTAAAATATCCAAAAGCATTTGGTGCACCGCCTCGTGTTTTTGCCTTAGGGTTATAGTTACCAACGGCTTTCACACAATTCTCAACACCATCCATCACCATATCTTGACGATACGAATAAGAATAAAAGCATGGTTTGTGGGATAAACCTTCGGCCATCCTCAAAAAACACTCTGCTACATAATCTGGCATAGGCGTGTCTCGGTCCTTGCGTAAAGTATATTCAACTACAGCCGCAGTAAAATCCTTGTTACTGACGTAGTGCTCTGGAGCTCGTCTAGTTCGTGTTTGTTTCATATTAGCCAATCTGTTTAATTGATAGATCTATACTACCATAATTTAAAGGGTTTGTACACAACTTTGTGTTGTTAACATATTGTGTAAAAATAAAAGTGTACAAGCTTATTCGAGTATGGTATAATCCTATCTAAGTTAATCGAACAAACAAAGCCAGTTGGAGTTTTAATATCTAAATCTCGTCAGGCTTCCATTTGAATCTATTTAACCACTCTAATCCATCATCGATAGATGATGAGTTCCTAGACCTGTTATTAGTCTTCTTACAGTTATATTTGGGTACGGTTTTACCCATTCGTTCAGCATTGTCTTCTATGATGGACTTACCGAATTTAATAAAGATTGATAGTGAAGGCTTATATGCAGTTAAGATATCATCTCCAGTAATAGGTACTAAAGGAAGATCTGCGCCTACAGCCCATTGAGTCATGAATGTGTGTAAGGTATCGTCGGCAACAACCTGATGCAGAACGTATGGATATTGCAGAATATAGAAATCTTCGTGCTCACCTTCATTCAATATAGCGATTATAGTTTCCCCAGTTGTTAACTTAAGAATTTGAGTTCTTTGATAGAACTCTGACTTTTTGATATCGGGATCACTACTAGTATCTTCTTGTATATAATACATAATTCACTGTCTCTTATACTATTTATAACTTAAATGAGAACATGGCGTGATCAAACTTCTCTCGCATATATAACTTCATTCGTTCAAGACCATGTTTCAAAGCAAAGTTCTTCTTTGACTTGCCATCTGTAATATCATCAATAATGTCATATACCCGCAGAATTGAATTCTCTCCATGTTTCCTGAGGCCTCGGCCGATGGATTGTAAAACTCTAATAACGGATTTTGTTGGACTTGCTAAAATGATGTTGTGTAGATTCTTAATGTTCACACCTGTTGAGAACGTACCCATTGAAGCTACCAGTATTGCATTACTCTCCGTTTCCATTATTTTACGGATATATTCGCGGCTAGCAGTATCAATAGCCCCCGATATAAAGAACGTGGTACGGCCTGAGTCACCCAATAGTTGTTTTAACTTCTCAAATAATGGTATACCATGGGTGTCCACATAGTTGTACAGGATGAGGGTATTTTTCTTCTGTGCTATAGCTAACCTGCATATAAATTCATTACGCCTATCATTTGAAACAAGGTATGCCATTTCGTCCGGATAACTAGATACCTCACGTCTAAAATCCTTAGCATCTTGGGATGAGTATTCTAAACGGAGCAAATTTATCTTAGTCTTTGACAAGGTATCAGCATCAATTAGCTTCTTCGTCGTAGTAGCTTTAAACACATCACCAAATAATCCCTGTAACACTAGCTTATGCGTTTCACTATTATCTAATGTTCCTGTTGTACCAATACGATGTGTTGCGTTTACACATTTATCCATGACGCTTGTAATCGACTTGGCCTTGGCTAGATGTGCTTCATCACAAATAACAGTGCCAAATGGTTCAAACCACCCACGACCAAGACGGAATATCGATTGCCATGTAGTAATAACAATAGGTTTGTCACTAAGCTTTTCATGCCCTGAATAAATTTTATGTACATAGTCATCAGTTGACCAACCATTATTAATTGAATAATCAGCAAAATCGGAAGTCATTTGCTCAACTAATGATGTTGTAGGCACAATGATAAGAGTCTTCTGTTCAAGCACGGTTTGACTATATAACGCAGTAAGGTAAATAACTAATGATTTGCCAGAACCTGTAGGCGATACAATAACATGTCTTTGATTCTGTATAATCTTGCGGAATGTCTCGAGTTGGTAATCCCTCAACACAAAAGGAATATCTATACACTCAAGAAATTTCTTGCACTGCTCGATGTCAACCGACGTAGGTTTTACAGACTCTTCTAAAGTAATATCGTAGTTGCTTTGTTTTGCAAACTTCAATAAATCTGTTACGAGTCCGTGCGGTAATACTTGATTACGCGTGTCAAGCAGACGGAGTTTTCCGTCCCAAAGACCATTGCGGTACTTTGGCATGAAACGATAGTTTGGAACGAAGAACGTATATCTATCGTTTATCTCGTGTAGAATCCCTCGATCGCATTGGATCCTTACATGGGATTCATTCATTTTTTCAACGTGTATGTCACTCACTAGATACCAGATTGAAACTTTCTAAACTCAATAATATTTTTGATCGCGCTGTGTCTCCAACGCAAAACACCGAGTATTTCTTCGATTGCTTCTGTCGTAATCTTTGAATACTCAATTTTCAGTTGAAGCGCTTGTACGTCTGAATCTGAATCGATGTAAATACTAAGTTCAGATTTCATTGGCTTAGAGCATCCATTGAAAGGATCGTATGGCCAACCATAAGCATCCATTTCGTCTTGAGTCATCTTGCCAGTGTAGTACCGCCATTTATCCTTTTTCATTTGCGAAAGCTTTAACTCACGCCTTTTTAACAGCATCCTTGATGCGTCAAATAATGATAGATATTTTGCGTGTAGTTTCGACGTATCAATAGACGCTGAATCGAGCTCGACTTTGTCAATGATAGCGTCATTTTCCCACATTTTGTGAATCGTATCTAAGTCAATCATAATGTAATTACCTCACTGTTATACTATTTCAAAGCTTTGATATGCGAACTCAACACTGCATGTCAGATATTCTAGATCTGTAATTTGTGTATTGAATTCTAAACCAGTCAAACTGGAAGGAATGACATTATGAAAAAGCACCTGTTTATTCGTAGTATTTCTATTTGTAAGAATACTTAATGTCATGTCACGCCATATCAATTCGTTTGAGTGCGCGTTGTTGTATATCCAATTGAAGAGCTCGATATAGTTACGAAGTTTGTCGTCAACTAGAAACGTCACCGGCAAAGGCTGATAAGAAATTGTATCACCTGGAATAGGCGTTCTTCCATTTCTAAAAGAGGCCTCGATTGATTCTAGAGTTATAGAAGGCAATTCAGCTGCTATACAAAAATACTCAAGTCCCTTAAACTCTTCCGAATTGATAGTCAAACGAAAACCAGTCGGGGATAACATCGCACTGCTATTAATTTCTTCTGCCATATAGTTATTTATACAAAAAAAGAAGAGCAGAGAATTTCTTCTCTGCTCTTCTAGGGGAGGTTAAACTATCGCTTAGATAGAAGAAACCGTGAAGCGGCGGAAGTACACGTTAGACGCGGCCGTTCCGAACTCATCAGTTCCTGCACCAACCACAAATGGGTTAGCGGTCATACCATAGCGAGTCTTGAATCCGATACGAGGTTGGAAATCATCTTCACCAATCGCGCGCATCATTGTCAAAGGAACGTATGGGCAGTAGAACACACCGGCATCGTAGGCATTTGAGCCACGATAAACAACTGTGATATACTCAGCAGCAGCAAACGGGTCAACAAAGACCTTCATGCGGCCGTTCAACGTACCAGCAAACAAGTTACCGGTAACATCGACCTGCAGATCAGCTGCAAGCTGTGGGTTATGCTCAAGCATACCAGATGCACCCAAGGCAGATGCAATGTTTGCAGAGCAGATTACCACATTACCCTTACCACGGCGAGTCGTAAGTGCGATAGCGTTAGCCTGGCGCTCGATCTCTTGGATAAGGTTCTTGTACTTCTCAACAGCCCAACGGCCATCGTTAACTGCCATGTCATAGTCGCCCGATACCATCAATGTTCCGCGGTCAGCAGGAACAACAGCGGCAATGTTAACACCATCGATCATTTCACGATTGATTTCGTTAATGATTTCGCTTGAAAGGATGGATGCCAGTTCAGACTCTGCATCGAGACCATGAACAGCCTTCAAATCCTGAGCAAGCTCAGTGGTATAACGAGCACGAAGAGCGCGGGACTTAACACCCACGGTCTGCTTCTCGATTGAGAATCCCATCTCACCAAAACCGCCTGGGTTCCGGACAGCATCGCGGGTACCTTCAAGTGCTTCAGCCTGAGTAGTTGTCAAACGACCTGAGAAGGCAGTATCAACATAATCATGCAGAGCTTCACGTGAAGTTTCAACAGCATCGGTGGTCGTGTTGTATTCAGACTTCATTGCGAAGATAAGACCAGTAGGTCCTGTCATTGGCTGAACACCAGCAACATCATAAGCGATGATGTTAGGCATTGCACGGCGAACAAGGCTAATCAGAACTGGATCGTATGTAGCAACCTTACCAGCAGCAACATTCATCTCAGCTTCCGAAAGGAATCCGCTCATTGATGTGGTCTGTTCGCGATTCGCGATTTCCTGATTCTCGAGCAAGCGAGCCGTAACTGACTTACGCAGAGGATCGGTGATTGGAGCGCAGTCTTCGTGTTCTAGAACTGCTTGCCATTTCTTAACTAGTTGGTCGGTATTAAACATTTTTTGTTTCCTAATTTGTGATTACGTAATTATTTATAAATTACGCTGTTTTCGAGTGTCGGCTAATCGCCTTTACATATCTTCCCATAACAGAATTTTCGTCACTATCGTCTGGCGTCTCTTCTTCTACAATAGTAGAACGAATAGTCACCTCTTTTGAAGGAGCCTTATCAGCATCTTCAGTAATTTCACTTTGCCCATTATTAAAGTAAGTTTCTCGGTATTAAACATTTTTTGTTTCCTAATTTGTGATTACGTAATTATTTATAAATTACGCTGTTTTCGAGTGTCGGCTAATCGCCTTT